ATACTACAAACACGGTGTAGACAGCATTGACGCTGGTGGCTTCACCTTTATGAACTCTGCACCTGTGCCATCGTTTGACAACCAATGGCGATGTGACGCTGGACTGTACGGTGTTGAACTGTTTGCAGATCCTCTTGGGGATTCAACAATTGCCGTGCCGGATGCAGCTGATGCTTTGCTTGTTTATGAACCGATACTGTCTATCAATGGTGTAGCTCATCTTGTTTATATTGAACGACAAAACAAAAACAACAAGACAGAGTTGATGAACAATTCATCCACGCCTTTTGCTACATACAGTTTAGGTGAGGCTTTGAAATTAATTTTGGAATGGGCGCAAGTATCAGAAGAACCATTCAACAATACTGAATCTGTAGCAACAAAAGCATTTGAGTTTACACAAAGGCTAAACATTGGGCAAACACTTGTATCCAACCAACCTGATATGCAAATTTTTGAATATCTAAAAGGCAACCCTACGGCGCGTGTTCGACCAGAAAATGTCCAACCATTGTTGCCAGCCACAGAAGTATTTATCAAAAAGAACGTGGCTCATTCTTGCTTGTCATCCCTTGTATCTATCTACCCAGATGCAGCAAACATTACGGCTGTGAAACAAGGTGAACAACAAAAACTATTGCGAGATGTAGACAATTTAAACCTCAGCGCATCGTTATTGAACGACCCAAACAATAAAGATATGGCGTTTTACTTAAAGTCACGCACAGAATTGTTTACAATTAAAGAAGAAATACTGGAAAGTATTTAACTTTCAGGAGGGGATATGAAAATAGCCGTATACACCATCGCACTCAACGAAGAACAACACGTTCAACGCTGGGCAGACTCAACAAAAGACGCAGACTATCGACTCATCCTAGACACAGGATCAACCGACCAAACAAGAGAACTAGCAATATTAAACGGTATATCCGTAATTCATAAATCATTTACACCGTGGAGATTTGATACAGCTCGAAATACGGCTTTGGATCTGTTGCCGTATGACATTGATTTTTGTATTGCTTTAGACATGGACGAGGTGTTGCAACCAGGTTGGCGACAAGCTCTTTACAATTTAGAGCCAGGAACTACGCGTCCCCGATACAAATATGTTTGGTCATGGAAAGAAGATGGTTCAGAAGGACTTGTCTATGGTGGAGACAAAATTCATCGCCGGAATAACTACCAATGGAAACACCCTGTCCACGAAACACTTAAGTACGAAGGTACTGAAATTCAACAATGGGCGCATGGCCTTGAAATCCATCATCACCCTGATTCAAGCAAGTCTCGTTCACAGTATTTGCCATTGCTTGAATTGGCATTGGAAGAAGATCCGACCAATGATCGAAACAATTTTTACTTGGCTAGGGAATATTTCTATAACAACGAACCCGATAAAGCTGACTATTTCTTTTATCAGCATCTTCAATATTCCAATTGGAAACCTGAACGCGCAGCCAGTTTTAGATTCTTAGCCAAGTTGCATCCTTATAAACAAGAAGACTTGCTAGTACGTGCATGCGCTGAAGATCCCAGCCGGCGTGAATCATGGGTATCTTTAGCCAAGGTTTACCATGATAAGAAAATGTGGCAGTCATGCCGCAACGCTTGTTTCAACGCGCTTGCTGTGACTACAAAACCCATGGATTACCTATGTGAAGATTGGGCTTGGGGCGATCTTCCCTATGACCTAATGGCGTTGTCTTGTTTCTTCTTGGGATTAAAAACAGAAGCCGTCAAATACGGAGAACTGGCTGTTGAGGCAAACCCAAATGATGAACGGCTCCAAACGAACCTTGACTTCTATCGTCTATGATTGAAGACATCTAATGTCTAGGAGCAAAAGATGTCCACTATCGCTCAACTCATAAACCGAACCCAACGCCAATTGTTGTCGGGCGTTGTAGAAGAGCGCAACAAATTGTCTGCGAACCTAACTGCTACGGCAACCTCTGTGGTCTTTTCCTATGAAATTAAAGCCATCCGAACTGGAGCCATTATCGAGGTTGGTGCTGAACTGATGTATGTGTGGGAAGTTGTTTCTGGTACAAAGACAGCAACGGTAGAACGTGGGTTTAATGGCACCACAGCAGTCGCTCATTTGGCTGGAGAAATCTGCCTTGTCAACCCACGCTTCCCTCGTCATCAAATAATTGAAGCATTCAACGATGACTTGTCTGACCTTGTTGCCCCAATGAACGGTTTGTACAGAGTTAAAACCCTTGACATTAATTACAATGGTTCAGACACGATGATTAACCTGCCATCTATCGGTGATGTCATTGAGCTACTTGATGTTCGGCTGCGTTACCTGTCAACTGACTACCCACTTATCCGGCGCGTCAGCCTGGTACGTAACCTGCCGACCTCTGACTTTGGATCTGGCACAGCGTTGAAATTTAATGAACCCACCAGATCGGGTGTTCTTCGCATCACCTACAAAGCACCGTTTAATCGCATTAACCGTGAAACAGATGATCTTCAAGTGAACTGTGGATACCCTCAGTCAGCTGAAGACATTTTGGTTTTAGGCGCACAGATTAGGTTGATGGCCCCTCGAGAAATCAAACGTAACTTTACGGAATCACAGGGTGACACACGGCGCGCAGAGGAAGTACCAGCAGGTGCAGTTACTAACAGCATCACAAACCTTTTGCGTATGCGCCGAGATCGAATTACTGCTGAAGCCACAAAACTTGACTCTCAATACCCTATTTATTTAAACAGGGACTGACATGTCAAATATCATTGATTGGCATGACAACCTAGCAGATGTTCCAGCGTTCTATACAGGCACAGGTGCATCACAACTAGTTCCTTCAGTTTTCCCTGTCGCTATTGATGGCCGCCCATACATGATTGATCAACAGTCAAAAGATTTTATGAGTGGGTTTGAACCTCGTATTAGAGATTCATTCGACCAAGGTACTGAACCTGGAGAAGCAACTATCAACCCACAGGGTTTGTGGAGGCGTAATCAGAACTCTTGGCATGCTGGTGCAGGCCAAATATATGCCGACGTTGATTCTGATCCGTTTCGATTCTTTAAATCTAAAGGTGTTAACCCTTGGGTTAAAGGTCAATTGTCTTTGTTGAATGAAACTAAGGTTTCTCTTTCTAGCGCAAACACAAATTTGTTGATGTGTGTTGTCGAGTCAGGTGGTACTGAGTATCTGTATGTAGCTGATGGTGGGGTGCTTAGGTTTTCAAGTAACCCTTTTGATGCCAGCCCTACTTGGACTGCTGTTACAACTGGGTCGCCAACAACTCTTCCAACAACTGCCATTACCGGTTTAGAAACTAACGGTAAGAATGTTTTTATTGGGTGGACAAGTAATGACATTTGGTATACCACGCCAGGGTCAACTACTGCTACTTTCTTTTATCCAACATCAGGCACAGATGACTTAACTTATGAGGCTTTTGGTTTTGCTAAAGGTCGTGGGTTTGCCGCCCACGAACAAGATCTTTACCAAATTGGTCTTGGTTCAGGCTCGCACACAATTTTCTATGACAATCCAGACACAGACTTTCGTTGGGTTGGTGCAGCAGCAGGACAGAACGCTGTCTATGCGGCAGGTCGTTCAGGAGATAAAAGTCTCGTATATAAAATCACAGTCAAAGCAGACGGAACACTTGACGTTCCTGTTGTAGCTCTTGAGTTACCAACTGGTGAAAGAGTTTCTGCTATCCACGGATACATCGGATTTATTCTTATCGGATCAAACAAGGGTATTCGATTCTGTTCAACCGATGTTGATTCCAACCTTGTTGCTGGTTCAATTATTCCAACATCAGGGAATGTAAATGACTTCACATCAGAAGGACGTTTTGTTTGGTACACATATAGCAACTATGACGGAGTGTCTACTGGTTTAGGTCGTCTTGATTTGTCAGTATTTACATCACCCAACACGCCTGCTTGGGCAACAGACTTGATGTACACATCCACAGCTAATGTTTTGTCGTGTGCCACTATTGGATCTAAGCGCGTGTTTTCTGTTTCTGGTGTTGGTGTTGTGGTTGAGAATGACGCATCTAAAGTGGCAACTGGCAATATTGAGACTGGCCGTTTCCGTTGGGGAATTATGGACAGAAAGTTTGTTGTCAAGGTTGACTTGAGAACTCTTCCCCTGACTGGTTCTGTTTCTTTCTTTACATCTCTTGACGGTAACGATTATGTTTTAAACGGCACATCATCTTCGGCTACTGCTGTCCAACATACTTTTGATGGCACAGAAACTAAAATGATTGAAGCCAGTTTTAAAGCTGTGCTTAATCGTGATGCTACGGTAACTTCAGGTCCAACGGTTACACGGATAACTGGTCGTGCCTATGTTACCCCGACACGTAGTGAATTTTTCAAAGTGCCTGTGATTCTCCACCAAGAACTTAATATTTGGGGACAGACCTATTACTACGATGTCAACGCTGAACGAGCAGAATTCAAAGAACTTATTCATAACCCACGCGTTATTACCTTTCAAGAGGGTACAGATATTTACTCGGTAATCGTGGAGGATATGGAATGGCGACCATCTGACGCTCGTGGGCGTGAATGGCAATGGGATGGTACTGCTATTATTACGATGCGATCTATCCAGGAGTAGTAATGCCTAAAACACGTCGACAGTATGCAGGTGGGGCAGTTGCCACTACTTTAAGCTCGTCTGTTGCTGCGTCTGGTGTTACGACTTTTAATATTGTTGCTAATACAGGTTGGCCGTCATCTGCTGGTGTGCCTCTGTTTGTCGTTGTGTCGCCTCAAACCTCTTCTGAGGAAAAGATGTCCGTAACCATATCCGGAACTACTTTGACGGTCGTTTCACGAGGTGTTGACGGAACCACAGCAGCATCTCATTCTTCGGGAGCAACCATCTACCCTGTCTTTACAGCCACCGATGCCGATGAAGCCAACGAACTAACTGCCAAATATGCAACCCAAGGATCAATTGTCTACCAGGGTGCGTCCACATTCACCGAACTCGCTCTTGGAACATCTGGTTATCCTCTTGTAGCTGGTGCTTCAGCACCTGCATATTCTCAATTGACTGCAACAGGTATTGCTGATGGTGCTGTGACTTCAGGCAAAATTCTTAACGGCACAATTGTTTTGGCCGATCTTGCTGCAGCGTTGCAGGCTTTCCTTGTTCCTGTAGGAACGATTGCTATGTGGGGTGGTTCTTCTGCCCCGACTGGTTGGTTGCTTTGTAACGGCACTAGCACTTCTGGCTATACAACTTTGGCTGGAATTGTTGGTGCTACCACTCCTGATATGCGTGGTCGTTTCCCTATTGGTGACAATGCCACTTTGACTTTGCTTGGTACTGGTGGTTCGCTTACTATTGCTGAGGCGAACCTTCCTTCTCACACACACACGTTTAGTGCAACTTCTGGTGCTATGAATCAGAACGCCACGTTGAGCCATACTGTTGTTGACCCTCAGCACCAACACACTTATGGTTTAGATAGCAACGGCAGTTATAGTGGCGTAGGAGTTGCTTCAACTTTTGATGGCACTGCTGAATTCCCTACTAACACATTGTCTGCAAGCACAGGTATCAGCGTCAACCCACACGATGTATCCCACACCCACACAGTTTCAGGCACCACAGGCACAGGCTCAGGCTCAGGAACCGACTACTACCCCCCACACCTTGTAGTAAACTACATCATCAAACACGACTAAGGAATACACATGATCAAAATACAAACTCTCATCGGACGAATCGTTGCAGTCTTTGGATCATCTGCTTTAGCCGCTGTAGCTGGTGGTGCAATCTTCGGCGTAGAACTATGGAAGTCAGCTGCAATCGCAGGCTTTATGGCTGCAGGAAAAGTAACAGAAGCTCTTTTACGCGCATGGTCAGAAGATGGCGTACTCACGAAAGAAGAAGTTGCCGCCGCTTTCGGTAAGAAGGGCTAGCAGATACGCCGTAGCAACGGCGTTACTATCTTTATTTCTATGGTCCGGAGTAGTCCAAGCACAAAACCCGATCATCACAGAACCAACAGATATTTGGTTTGACTACACAGAACCAACCCAGTTCGTAGCGCAAACCTACATGGTTGAAAACTACCCATCAGATCCGATGCTGTGGCTTTATGACGAACAAGGAACGCTACTCGCAGCGAACGATGACAGTTACGGCTTGCAGTCATACATCTCTATTGCTGTACCTGCTGGCCGTTACCGACTAAGAGCAGGAATCTGCTGTAACGACCCTAACGCGTGGCGCACAAACGGAGGCTGGAACTTACAGTACGAACTGGGTTTCAACGGTGTCGGCTCTATGCAGACAACTACCACAGAAGAATCGACAACCACAACATCCACGTCAACAACGTCAACAACAACCACCACATCCACATCTACAACAACATCCACCACAACGACAACAACCACAACAACGATAGCCCCGACAACCACAAGCACAACTTCCACAACTGTTGCGCCGACCACCACGACTTCAACTGCCACCACCACAACTGTCGTTCAACCCACCACGTCAACTTCAACTTCAACCACCACATCGTCTACCTCCACTACTATTCCGGTTACTACAACAACAGAAAACCCTACAACAACTACAACTATTCCTGTAGAGATACCCCCTGTCATTACTGAGGAGCAGGCTGTTGAGTTGGCAGAGAGCCCTGAAGTGTTGGCCACCATCACCCCAGAAGAAGCAACCCAAGTATTCGAAGCATTGAACGTAGATGACCTGTCAGATGCCCAGATTGAAGCACTGGTAGAAGCAGTACAAGAAGCACCCCAAAAAGTCAGAGAAGCCTTCGAAGAAGAAATCAACATCTTCGGTGGAGCCGTAGATACCTACATCCCTGTCGGGTCAACCATCCCTGTATCCCAACGCCGAGCCTTGATTGCCATAGCAGGAATGACAGCCGTAGCAGCCGTAGCCTCCAGACGGAAATGATAAAGTAACCCCTATGCAAAAATACTTTGGTGCTATCACGTCATTGCTTTTATGGGCTGCCGGAACAGGGCTAGTCCTTATCACGCTGTCTGGTGATGCCCTCAGTAAAGCAATGTTTATCAGCGTTGCTGCTTTGCTTATCAACATTATCGCTATCGCATTAGGAGTTGGAGTAGACGAGTAGATATGACAGTGCCTCTAGCAAGGGAGAAAGGGGTAACGACCTTGCTAAAGGCAACAGCACTCTACCATCTGCTTTGACTATTGGTGTCATCAACAGGAAAAAATATGCCAAGAAAATACAGTTACTACCCAAGTTTTGATGGCAAGAAGGCACAGCCTGGTACTGAGAAGCTCGCTGATTTGTGTAAACGCAGATGGAAAACCAAGAACATTGGCATCTACTCCCTGAGATTGATGAAAAATGATAAGACTGCCGGTAAGAAAATTGGCGACCCTGGTATGGAAAAGTACCTATCGGTTCACGCGACTGGGGCGGCCTTAGACTGCCAATACCCTAACGAAAAAGTTGCTCGTGAAATGTGGGATTGGTTGCTGAAATATTCTGAGGAACTAGAAATTGAAGAAATCCACTGGTACGCCTTTGGTGACTACGGTGCCGGATACAGGTGTAGTCGTGGTCCAGGGAAATCAGGGGTCAAAATTTTCACTAAGGATGATAATGCTGGTTCGTATCAGGGTTCACCTTCCTGGTTGCACATAGAAATTTCTCCGTCTATGGCCAAGGATGCCGCCAAATTCGAAGCTGCTTGGCGAGCCTTACCTAAGCCTGAATGAAACGTGCAGCGATGTTCGCTCTTGCCTTGTTCGGTTTTATTGGTGCTAGTTGTATAGCAATCTTGTTGTCTATGTGGATTGAAGCTGTCAAGATTAGTAACAGGAAAAGTCAATGACTGTTGCCCAATGGATTATCACGGTTGGCGCAACCATCGGTGCACTCGGAATCATCTACCGAAGTCTCATACTTCCAATATTCAAATGGGCGCAACGCCTAGAAAAAACAATGACATTCGTAGAACAACAAATGCTTCCCAACGGTGGCTCATCCCTACGTGATTCGGTCAACAGAATTGAATCACGTTTAACTCTTGTAGAGGAACATATAACACTTCCACGATGATAATGTGACAAGTCCTATGACACTCACAGACCTGCTTCTCATCCGTAATTTCCTTTCAAAAGTAGTAGTTCGAGGCATCGAAGAAGAACAACTGTTAAACCTTGTAGGCAAGATAGATGCCCTACTAGAACAGCACAACACAGCCACAGCCGCCTAGTAATATCAGGCTATGGTCGCAATCAAAAACCTGTATACCTGTCCTAACTGTGGAGAAGTATGGCCTATCAGCCAAGGCAAATGGTGCCACGATTGTCGCGTAGAAGGAGAACCCCTTGACGAACGAACAGACAACTGAACTTGAACCACCCCCATACCCAGTAGCTCTTGTCTACTGGGCTGACGCTTGTGGAGGCGACCCAGGTTGGCTAACCCTTGACGACGTAGATGATGACGGCGAAACACTTGTCCAATCAGTAGGGTTCCTAGTACCCACAGGCGATGCCGGAGCAAAGAAAGACCACATCACCCTGCTCCAAACCTTCCACGAAGGTGACGGCATAAACCTGTTTTATATACCTGTCGGAATGATGCGTAAAATAATCTTGCTGAACAGTTGACAATGACACACCTTGCGTGTACTCTGACCAATAGTTAAACAACAAGAAAGGGGAAACGCTATGGGATACCAGCGTTACCGAATACCAAAAGAACCACACGGCTCACAAGCTTGGCTCAACCAAAGATATATGGATGAGAAAGGCAACCGTAGAATCTCGGCCTCAGCAGCAGGAGCAATCTACGGAGTGCATCCGTTTGTAAAACAAGACCAGTACGCCGCAGAACTACTGTCTGGTGTAGCACCAACTCCTATCCAGCCGAACGCTGCAATGGAAACAGGCAACCGTCTTGAAGACACCATCATTCAATGGGCAGGCGACAGACTCGGTGTGAAGTTTGAAACACCCGAAGAACTGTTTTGCTATGACGACGACAATGGTTGCCATCTCATCTCAACACTTGACGGTTGGAACGAAGAAACCAAACACGTTCTTGAAGTGAAAACAACAAGCCGTGAATTCTCAGGCACACTCCCTGACTATTGGCGTGTCCAAGGATTACAACAAGCCATCTGTTCCGGTGCAGAACGAGTCACGTGGGCCGTGTTTGACAACACGCTACGCCTCACACTCATCGAACAAAGCCTGACTGATGATGAAATGGCTGAACATATTGAGGCATCAGCGAAATGGTTGAACGCTATTGAACTAGGTATGGACCCACCAGGGGTTGTTTATAGTTACGAAACAATCACAACTCGCTACCAACAGACAGAATCTTCAGCGATTGAAATACCTGAAACAGCAGCCGATTTGATTGTTCGATTGAAGCACGTCAAATCAGAACTGGCATCATACAAAGCGTTAGAAGACCAGTTGAAAGCAGAACTGTGCGACCTCATCGGGCCTAACGAAACAGCCACCATCAACGGTGCTGTCGTAGCTACCTGGAAGGGATACAAGCGTGACTGG